TGATTTACGTGATCTTGGCGCTCTCGATTGGGTTGCGGATAGCCTCGCGCTATCGGACATCGAAATCGACCGTCTTATCAACGAAATCCCCGCGCCGGACGCGATGGCGCACGCGGAGTATTCGGAATCATGGAATCCGGTAAAAGCAAGCGATATGGCCCACCAGCACGACGATTCTCGACTGGCGGCTGGCGCTACTACGTCTATGACGCCGCAGACGGCGGATCGCACTCGCGAAATCGAACAAAAGATCGCCAACGCGAAATCCCGCGAGGAAGTGGAGTTGGCGAAGAAGGATGCCGGGATTTTCCGTCTCGTCGTGATGTTTCAGGGCGATGAAGCCGACGTGGTGAAGGCCGTACTCGGGAATGAGAATCCTGCCGTCACTCTGCTGAATATCTGTCGCGAACGCTACGCAGCCATGCAGGACACACACTAGAGGCGATATGCCTATCGACTACGGCACGGATCGCGTGTTTGTCGATGTCCAGAACTGCGAATCGTGCGGCGGGAGCCACAAAGAGCTAGAATTCAAACGGATGGGGCCAATCGACCTGCTCGGGGCTCCAACCAACGAAACTCATCGCGGACGTTGCAGTCGCACGAAGCAATGGCTATATAGGCAGATCAAGGAGACATCGGATGCCCCGCGCGCCGATCGTCCCTGACGAAGACCTGACGAGAAAAATCCAGAGCTTCGTCGCTGCCGGGACCTACATGGAGACATCCTGCGCCTTTGCCGGTGTCGCCAAGCATACCTACCTGAAATGGCTGCGCGAAGGACGCCGGTATCTGCGCGCCTGCGCCGATCTCCCTGAAGGTGAAACGATTACCGATCCGGTGCGCGCCAGCTATGCCGCCTTTGTCGAAGCCATCGATCGAGCGATGTCGACGGCGGAAGTGCGCGATCTGAGTGTGATCGACAAGGTGGCGCAGGGCGGTTTGCCGATGGGGTCGATGACGAGGACGATTCGGAAGATGCCGCTGATGCTGCCAAACGGGATGCCATGCCTCGATGCGCACGGGCAGGCGATTTACAAGGAAGAGACGACAGAAGTCGAGACTGAAGCAAAAAGCATGCCACAATGGCAAGCTGCGGCATGGCGTCTTGAGCGTCGTCATCCCGACAGGTGGAGCCGCTACAGTCGTCATCAAGTCAGCGGGAAGAAAGAAGACCTGCTGTCTGTCGAAGCCATGCGAGCCGTCATTGAAGGTACAGACGACCCGAACGCCGAGTTGCCGGACCTCGACATCTAGTGCCCGAGCCACGGGAAATCCTGCTCGATCCGGCGCTGTATGCGCAACATATTCTGCGGCACGACGTCTGGTGGACGCCTGCCGCAGTTTTGCGCTCTGTGGCCTCCCACCAGCGTACTATCGTCAAAGCCTGTCACGCCAGCAGCAAAACATTCACCGCCGCTGAAGCCGTCCTCTGGTGGATCACCCGATTCAAAGACGGCATCGCCATTACCACCGCTCCGACGTGGACCCAAGTCGAGCGCCTGATTTGGGGTGAGATTAAGAAGGCGGTGCAGGGCAGTCGGCAGGCGTGGCCGGAATTGAAGCGCACGGAAATTCGGATTTCGGATACGAACTACGCCTTCGGCCTCTCGACCAATGAAGGCGTGCGGTTTCAGGGCTGGCATGGCAAAATTCTCATCGTCATTGACGAAGCACTCGGCTTGCGCGCCGACATCATGGAAGCCATCGAGGGCATCCGTGCCGGTGGCGATGTGCGCGTACTGGCACTGCTCAACCCGACCATGAGCGGAGGACCGTTCTACGATGCTTTCACCGATCATCGCGCTGGGTGGAACACCTTCACCATTGACGGACTTGATAGTCCGAATACTGTGGACTGCGGTCCTGACCCGGAAACGCGGCTCCTCCGCATCATCGAAGCAGGCGACCGTGGCGACACGGCGTATCTGGCCGATAATCTGCGTCCGTACCTGATTACGCGGAACTACATCTACGAAAAGTATCGGGAGTGGGGCGTCACCTCCCCGATGTGGGAAGCCCGCGTGAGAGGACAGTTCCCCATGTTTGGCGAATCTACACTCTACGCGCTGTCGTGGCTGGAACGCTCGAAGATTCTGCCGGTCAAGGAATACTATCAGGGACAGGTGCAGGTCGGCATCGACGTCGCCGGGCCGGGCGAGGATGAGACGGTGGTGACGATCAAGCAGTCGGCCACCGTCCTGATGCAGCGAGGATTCGTCCAGAAAGACCCGCGTGGCGACGTGATGATGATGCTGAACGATTACGGGCCTCGAATTGAGTATATAAACGTCGATGCGACCGGAATCGGCTATTTCTTCGGCCATCACCTGAAAGACAACGGATTCAAGGTCAATTTCATCAATGTGAGCGAAGCGCCGAACGACGCGCAGCGCTACGCCGATATGAAGTCTGAAATCGCGTGGAACTTGCGCGAACAGCTTGAAACTGGGCATGTTGCAGGTATCGTCGAAGAACGAGCGATCAGCCAGCTTTCCACGATCCAGTGGAAGCCAGACAACCGGGGCCGCATCAAGGTGGAATCCAAGGACGATCTACGAGATCGTGGCCTGCGTAGCCCTGACTGGGCTGAATCGCTCATGCTCGCCTTCGCCAAGCCGAACGCCCGCCGCTGGAAGTTCGTCATGCCCGGTACCTTCAGTCGTATGTCCTACCGCCCGTAGAGGCTACCATGCCATCCCCGTTTGAAGCATGGACGATTGACGACCTCAAGAAAGCCATCGCGCAAGGCGCGCACCCGCTGATGGCTGTCAATCGCCGGATGTTTGAAGGCGATCACTGGATGGATGGCGACGGCTGGATGGGACCGAGGCCAGCGGAGAACGAGGAAGGCTTTCAGGACACGATGGACCTGCTGTTTCGCGGATTCGTCAGCAAGAACATTATCGCGGAAGTCACCGAGCGGCACATGTCAGGCGTCTGCGGCACCGAACCGGCCTGGGCGTTCGTGCCCCGCCGCTTCATGCCGCCCGAGGAAAAGCCCGAGGAAGCGGAAGAAACCCTCATCACGGAAGTCGAAGAGGCGCTGACGGGGTGGGTCAACA